GCTCACCACCTCGGTCTTGCCCACCAAAACCTGGGTGGTGCTGCGGCCGACGAAGCTCGACACGGTGCGCCGCGGTCCCGGCGGAACGACGAGGAGGTTCGGGCTCGCGCCGTTTGTGTAGGCCAACTGCATCGCGTCGTTGAGCATCTGTTCGGTGATCGACACCTGCGAACCGCCGGCGACCGCGGCAAAGGCGTCGGTAGCCAAGGCCGGCAGGCCCGCAGTGACGGTGCCGGGCGCAATCGCGGCGTTGGCCACGCTGCCCTTGCCAACGGCGCGGCCGAGCCAATGAGCGATGCCTTCGGTGACGCGCGCAGTCGGCGTGGTGTCGTCGCCCGCGACCATCGGCTGCCTCGAGCACAGACCAACCTCGATGTCGCTCTTCAACACCTTCGAAACCATCGCCATCTGGTGGGCCATCTCGGAACCCTTGCCGGCGGCGTCGCTCTCCTCCTGGGTGCCGGCGACCGTCGCGTCGCGCTCGGAGATCTGCGTCACGTTGAACGGGCGCAGGGTCGGCGTCGATAGCGCATTGGAAAGTTGGAAGCCTTCGAACTGGGCGTTATAGCCGGCGGTCGGATAGGCCGGCGCCACAGTCGGCAGAAACTCGGTCTGCCAGTCGAACCGGCGGTTCTTGACGTTGCGCCGGCGGATCGCCGACATCACCGGCGTGTCGAATGGATCGATGTTGTAGATTGCGTTGGACAGATCTTCTCGATTGCCTGTCGCCTGATATGTGGTGAAGGCATTGGTGACTTTTGCCATGGGGAACCCCTGGGGTTAGAGCATTCGGCGAAACACTTCCGCGGCGTCATCAAGACGTCCGGTTTGCGCTAGCTTGCGCTGTGCGTCGTCGAAGCCCTTACGGCGCGCATTCCCACTCAGGGGGGTAGCCGCTCCGGGGGTCAACGTCTTACCCTTGCCGGGAATGAGAGCCTTGGGAAGGTTGGCTGTCATTCGTCTAAATCGGCTTGCCCACCAGAGAACGGTGAGCATGCGCGGATCAAAGACCGTTGCCGTTTCTTGCTCGTTAAACCCTGCATCCAGCGCCGTGCGGCGCATGGATTTCTTCTCTTTCTCCCACGTCTTCTCGTCGGGAAAATCTTTTCTGTTGTCCGACCAGAACTTGTTCTGGCCTTCTATCGCATATTTCTGAATGCGTCTATCGGTCTCGGCCGCTTCGGCCGCCTCGCGATTGGCCCGCATCTGCCGTGACTGCGCCAACTTGCCGTAGAGAGTGTAAAAAATCTTCTGCTGCGCATGCGCCGCTTGGGGATCTCGGGCGAACTCCTGATCCCAATTCGGCTCGGGCGGGATCAGACTGGTAAGATCCTCCTCGTAATCGGCGCGCGCCTTGCTCCACTCGGCCCAGCCCTGACGTAACTGCGCAGCGTTGGTTTCGAGCTCGACATTGGCTTGATTGAGCTGCGCTACCCGCTGATGAAACGTCGCCTGGCGCACATAGCCGCGCAGCGCCTCAGCGAGCGTGACCTCATATGGCTTGCCGTCAACCGTGATCTCGTATTTTTCGCCATCATCCGGCTCATCGTCGCCGCTCGGCTGTACGGCGTCATCGGCCGGTTCGTCGGCGTCGTCGTCGGCGACCTTGACTTCTTTCGGCGCCTTGCCCCGCGTCCCGCCTTCGTCGCCGTCCGCTATCTCGCGCTCGCGCGCCCGGTAAGCCTCGTTCTCGCCGCCGTCGCTAATGTCTCCGCTCTCGTCGCCTTCGATCGAGCGCTCCTGAAACATCGTCTCAGGCCGGCTCGGCGTCTCGACCATCTTGCCGCGCTGATCGACCGGCGCGTCCTTTTGAGGGATCTCACGACTGAAAAAAGCCGCTACCTGATCAACGCCGTCCGCCATTCGTCCCTCTTTGCGCCATCTTCTCGCTAGCGATCAGATGATCCAGCATCTGCGGAATTCCCTCAAGCGCCTGCAACTTGGCCCTCACTTCAACGAGCTTCTCCGCCGGGCATACCATCAGTTCGCCGCGCCACTGCCGCTCGAGCAAGCCCATCGCCGCTCGGAAAGCGCGATCGTCCTTCAGGCTCCTGGCGTCGCGCGCCAATTCCTTGATGACTTGCTCATCGGTGCGCGGAGCCTCGTTCATGCGCCCTCTTCATCGCCGGCATTCTTCGCCGCCAGCACGCCGAGAACATGCTGCGACGCTACCTTCTGCTGCCCGACCTGATGCGCTGAATTCGCCTTCGCCATTCCAATCTGATGCGCGCTCTGCGCCTTCATGTTGGCGACAATGATGTCGTTCTCAGCCTTCTGCTGCGCAATCTGCTGATCGCTCTCCATCTTCCGCTGATTGAGCTGCATGTCATGCTCGGCTTTGACTTGCTCGAGCTGCATCTCCCGCTCGATCTGCGCCGGATCCGCGCCGCTCTTCTGCGCATCGAGCTGCAGCTTCTGCATGTCGTATTGGGTCTTGGCCTGTAGTTGGTCGTATTTGAACTTGCCCTCGGCCTGCATCCGCTCGCGATCGAGCTGCTGCTGTCCGACCGCCTTCGCCGTGTCGCTGCGAACCTTCTCCATCTGCGCCTGAGCCGCCATCGCCATCGGATCGGGCGTCTTCGGCTGCGCCATGATCGCTTGCATCTGCTGCGGCGTCGGCGTGCGGAAATAACGCCCGACATTCTTGATGTTGGCGATCGACATCATATCGCCGATCGTGTTCAGCATCTCGGGAATGCCGACAACCGGGTTCTGCAGCCCGTACTGCGTAATGACCAACTGCTGATCCTGCTTGATCTGGTTCAGCGCCAGCATCCGCGTCATGTCGGAGCCCTTGCCGAGGTTGGCGTTGACCTCGACCGCCATCGAAGCGTCAAACGTGCCGGTGTCGTAAGGGACGAACTTGCCGCGGATCTTCAGCGTCCGCTTTTGGTTTGGGTTCTCGCAAATCTCGTTGTAGAGGCCGGTGAACAAATCCTTGAACCCGGTCTCGCATAGAACGCGGGCGACGAGCTCGGTGCGTTCCTGCGCGCCGTTGATCACGGCCTCAACCCCAATCATCGTCGACGATTGCAGAGCCTTGGGGTCGAGACCCTTCGCTGCATCGCTCAGGCCCGTTCGGCGCTGCAGGACTTCGTTCAGCATCGCCACTACCGGCAGCGCCGCCTGGCCGAGGAACGGCGTATTGGTGAACATCACTGAATTGGCCGGATCGCCGCGAGTGCGGATGACGGCGCCCAAATCGTCGTTGAGCGCGTCGTCGACATCGACCGTCAGCTCGTTGATCACTGTCTTCGGGTTGATGCTCTCGGCCGCCGAGTCGAGGATCGCCCGCATTATGTTGGTTTTGATGCGCTGGATGTCCTCGGTATAATCAGCCAGGCTGTCGCCGATGATCGTGTGGCTGATCGGATCGCAAGAAAACATCGCGAACTTGATCCGGTTCGCGTCCTCGTCGCCCACAATCTCCCGATCTTCGCCGAAAGTGCAGATGTAACGCAGCTCGGGGAAACCGTCGCCGTCACGATCGATCTTGATGTACCACTCGCCGTATTTCACCCCGTCGCCAAGCCGCGTGCCCATGAACCGACCGGGATTGCGCAGCTGCGGCTCGGTGGTGAACGCGCTCTCCGACGTCTGAATGTGCTCGAGGCAGAGCTCGCGGTCGTAGCCCATCGCCACCAGCTGGTCGACTGGGACAATTCGCTCATGGCCGACGATGCGTGAGTCTTTGAAGGTTCTGGCGTAGCGGTCGAGCCGCATCTCTTCCGGCGGCACGCCGGCGACCTTGATCAGCGGCTTCGACTTCTCAAACTGGATGACCACCCTGTCGTAGATCGTCGGCGGGGGCGGAGGCGGACCAGCCGGCGACATGGGTCCAGACAAGGCGCCCATTGATGAAGGAAATGGAGACGGCGGCGCTCCCAGCGGCGCAGAGCTCGGCATAGGCGGCCCGCCAGGCGGCGGCGAAGCCGCGGGAGGCGGCGAGGGCGGCGTCGGCATCCCACTTGGAATCGGGTTGCCCTTGTCCACCACCTTGGCGCTCGGATCCTCCATCGTGAGCATCTGGATCTGCTCGTCGCCGATATTCTCGAACGTTTTGGTCTGTTTTTCCGTCTCGGTGTCGCTCCACCATTTCACGAACCCCGCCTTGACAGTCAGCGCATCCTTGATCGCGCCGTAAAGGATCAAAAATCCCGGGTTGTCGTTCCAGAACGTGTAATTGACGTAATCAGTCGCCTGCTCCGAGGTGTCGACCTCGGCCTCGCTGCGCGGAACGAGCGCCACGGGAGCCTCCGATGCGCCAAAAAGCCGCACCAGGCTCGGTAGCATCATCATCACCGCATCGCGAACGTCAGTCGAAACAAACGTGCTGCGGTTGGGCTGATTGGTGTTGTCCTTGTTAAGAATTTCGCCCAGCGTGGCGTTGGGATCCTCGCCGATGTAGGGGCTGCCGGGATTATAGGGCCCGATCCAAGGCTCGTAGCCGTAATAGTAGAGCTGCGCATGATTGCGGTCGACGGAAAGGAAAGCCTCCTCGTAGTCGCGCGCGTCGCCCATCATCGCTTTGATGTAGGTCTCATAGCTTTCGGGATTGCTCGGATCGTAGGCGGCGTCGCGTGGACCTTCGCTGTCTTTGAAGTGCGAGAAGATCCGCTCCATCGTCATGTCAGCGCGGCCTTGAAGGCGTTGTAGTAGCCTTTGATCAGGTCCGCCTTGTCCGTGCCGTTGATCACGCGGCGGGCGTTGTAGGCGTCCTCGATCCCTTGCGACTTGATGAAATATTGCTGCAGGCTCGCGCCGGTGAACCAGCCGTAGACCGAGCCGTCAAACAGGATCAACGCCGACGCCTCGGGCTCCTCCAACAGCTTGTCGGGGAACTGGTGGATCTCGCACGCCGGATGGGCGTATTTGTCGCGCAGGATATCTTCGCCCTTGGCGTAGTTCTCCTCCCACGTCAGTTGGACGTAGCCGCGGCCATAGTAGCAATTGCCATACGGGCCCGCAGGCTCGCCGTAGCTGTGGCCAGCGCCCTCGCCGTACTCGGCGATCGGCTGCATCGTCGCTGCCGTCTCGTGGTAGGCGGTCGCCAGGCAGTAGGCGAGCCACATCGTCCCATCGTTCGGATTGTTGGGAGCGAAGTGCTTCTCCCACATCCCGAGCAGGTACTCCATCCCGTCGACCTGGCTCTGGGTCAGGTTGCCTTGAAATGGATTGGCGCGCACCGCATCGAAGAACTTCTTGCGGTCATAAAGGGGCGCTTCCGGCTCCGGAACCACCACCTCGACCGGCGGCGGGATCGGCCGGTGGAGATCGGGATTGAAGTCAGGGTTGAGGTTCGGATCGATCATGAGTCTTCGCCTTCGGCTCATTCGCCGCCGCGAGCGCCGTCTCGAGCGTCTGCAGCGTCGTCAACACCGGCTTCCAGCGATCGCTGGAGTTGGCCTCGATCGCCTTGATCGCCTCGCGCACGAAGGAATATGACTCGTCAAGCTCGACCAGCAGATCCAGGCTTTTCGTCACTCTTTCCGCTCCCTTGGGCATCACATTGGCGTCGCTCACACCAACCCCCTCAACCGCCGGCGCAACCGCCCCGCGCCGCCATGTCTAGCAGAAAATCCGCCGCTGACCAGAGGTATGCCCACGCAGCCAGTGCGAAACGCATCCGCCGCGTCCTCAGCCTCGTCAGCAATCGCAATCCCGTGCTTGCCGCGGCGATACGAACGCAACCGCGCAAGCCCCTTGCGCGTGCTCTCCTCGTCGAACCAGGATATGCCGAGACTGCCGCGGGTCGCGGTGATCCCATCCTCGGTCGAGTGGTTGGGAACCGTGATTACCGGCTCCTTCAGCAAATTGACCAGCTCATGGCGCCGGCTTTGGCCGGTCGAAAGCTCCCGAACCTCGACATCATGCGGCAGAAGATGCGCCCGATAGGCGAACCCGCCGGTTTTGGCCTTCAAGGCGAGCAGCTCTGCATAATGGCTGAGCGATTTGCCCCGGCCCTCGATGTAATCGATCCAATGCAGCTCCCGGCCGCAAATCTGAAACAGCCAGATGACTTGAAGATGGCGCATGCCGAGGTCCCAACTGGTCAGCACCCCGGTGTTGAGATCGGGCGGGACCTTGGTCACCCGATTTTGGCTCTGCAAGCTGTTGATCGCCTCCTGGTAATAGGCCCCCTCCACCGGCGCGGCGAAGCTGCACAGCATTTCCCGCGCGAACTCGTCCGGGGACATGTCCTGGCGCATTTCCTCGACTTCGGCGGGGGCTAAGGCGCTGTCGCCGGTCGCGGTGATCGGAATGTCGAAAATGGCCCAGTTCGGATCCTCCTCGGCCCGCAACTTCAGGGCATGAAAATGATCCTCGCCAGCAGCCGTCCCCGACACAATGGCAAAACCGCGATAGTCCGCCAAACAAGGTCGGACGACGCTGGTGAAGGCGTTGGGATGGAGGAGCGGGTACTCGTCCAAAACAGCGCCGTCGAGATAAATGCCGCGCATCCGCTCATAGGCGAGCGCGCCGCCGTAAAGCCGGATCTGAGCTTGGTTGGGGAGCGTGACGCTGAGTTCGCCCTCCATGGTTTTGATGTTCGGAATGGCGTTGGTGTAGTGCTTGAGATAACCCCAGACGAGGTCCTTGGCGGCGTCGAAGGATGGGCCGATATAGGCGTATCTGGGAGGAGGGGTGGCGCGCGGGTTGAGATTGGCGGCCCGGATCAAATGATTGACCAACGCCACCGTCTTGCCAGCCCGCCGATGGGCGACGCAGAAAATCCAGCGCTTTTGGGTGTCGTGCAGCGGGACGAAATGCGGCCGAGGACGGTAAGGGATCTTAACCCGGGTCTGGGGGTCCAAGAGCGGCTGGGCCGTCGTCGCTTCCATCGTCCCAGCTTATAATGATGCGCGTCGGGCCAGCAAGAGTGAGCTGGGGGGAGGATTGGCTGACGGGGGCAAGCGGGTGGCTCTGGAACTGCGCGGTCGCGGCGATCTTCGAACTGGCCCATTCGCGCCGCCGGTCGTCCTCAGCGTCGAAGGCGCGGCGGTACTCCTTGAGCACCCGATTGTTCATCAGCGCGGCCAGCTCTCGGTGCAGCCGCTGCAGCCGAGGACTGCGGTCGATCACACGCTGCAGCCGAAGCGGATGAACCTTCAAACGGAGGGCGGCCGCATCCGTGTCGCCCTGGTTGAGATACAGCGCGGTGGCGCATTCCTCGATCTCGAGCGGGACGGTCGAGGGGCGCTCATCATAGGGGAAGTGCGGCAGAGGAAGAAACTCTTCATCCATGTCGCTTGGCAAATCGCC